AACTTTTGACTCTGTCCGCTTTGATGGTTTTGTTTTACCAGAGAACCAATCATACACCGTTTGACGAGAAACGTTAAGGTCTTTCGCTACTTGACTAGCAGGATACTTTAGTGATATGCATAGCTTTCCTAATAGTGTGCCTACTGTTTCTTTAGCCCTTTGATTGGCCTCTATAATTATTTGAGAATACCCCCGCATAATTAAGTCCAATCTGAAACTAAGTCATCTAAACTTACTTCACCTTGATCTGCTTTAGGTGCTGCAGGTTTGGGTTGTGGTTTCTCTTCCGCACGAATTTTAGGTTCAGGGATGTTATCAGGTGTAGGTGCAGGTGCAGCTACTTGAGGACGCTGAATAGGTTGTTGTTTCTTTTGCTCAAACTCTTCACCATCATCTTCATCTTTATTAACATTCACTGATAATGTAATAGCCCGTTTAGCTTCTTCTGATGTTGATTTGATTTCACAGATAGCATATTCTTCATCTGATAAAACTCTTATAGGTTTAAATCCTACCTTAGTGCTTGAGGAGTCTTCGTCAAAAGACACACGAGATACAACAGACATTAAGTTTTCACCATTAGCTTTAACATAATCAGTATATTCATGCAGAGGCTTACGATCTTTTGTGCCTGTTCCAAATATAGATTGTGAAGGTAAAGTCATTTGATATACATCGCCATTCATATCATCAGCACGAACTACTGCAATACGTCTACTAAAACGACATGCTTTAGAACCATTAGCGCCTGAGCCTTTGATATTTTGTGGGCATGCTAAGCATGACTCTGCTTGTTTTTCAACCACTGCTTCATCAGGCTTTTGACTATCAGATGTCCAACATGTTGGAGGAGGCATCTTTTCGCCTGGTGTATATGCTTTAGCAAAATACATTCTATGCACATGTGGTGACGCATTAACAATAACAACATCAAGTGCGTCTTGATTAGATTTCTCAATCTCTTTGCCATTAACCATTAATCTAAATTTACTACCTCGTATAGATATACGTTTAGCTGTAACAGAACTTCCTGTAATGTTAGAGGTAAAGCCGTCATCTCTACGTTTATGTGTTGCCACTGCGGTAGAACCTTGTGAAAATACATCTAAATCTGTGCTCATACATTCTCCTTATTTTCTCTACTTTTAGTTATTCTTACTGTGTATTCACTTGTTGCTTGTAAACCTGGCGGTTGTCTGTCAGGGTTCTGCTCTAAGTATTCTTTTATCGCTGATTTCACTAATCTTTTTTCAAAAAATTCAGGCAATCTATTTTCTAATATAAAGTCATACATACTAGGCCAATCGCTTGACCAATATCTAGTCTTTAGTGTTCTTGATAAAGTCCCAACTTTAGTTTTTAAACTAGTTACGTTAAGTGTTCTACATGCTTCATTTAATGCTAAGTCAACTTTATCTTTTTGAACTTTAATATTTGTTATTTCTTTTTCTAAATCTTCAATCTTATCTCGCATATTGACAGAAGCCTGCATTAGCTTCTCAATTTTATTATCATCTAATTCCACATTTACTCCTTTCAAATCTTAAGAATAACAGTATAGCATAATAATTTACTTTGTCAACTATTTTTATAATTAAATAAAACCCATTCAGCAAATCTTATTAACTCCATAGGTGAAGCATTGTGTTTCATTGTGTTAGCTTTGTGGCTAATAACTCTTACGTTACCTTTTATATATCCTTTTGTATTATCTATTCTGTCTAGTGATGGAGAGTTAGAAGTAGGTCCTGTACTCTTTCCTTTAGTGTAAATTTTAACTATCGGGATACCTAATATAGGGCATAGGATAGGTATGTCTATATCTGTGTTATCTATGTTAAACTCAAGCCCTTTTTCCTTGGCTCTTCTTTTTGCCATTGAACATAAAACTCTTTCAGGGTGTTTTATTCTATAGTTAGCACTATGCTCTGCGTAGTCTTTATACTTATCTTCTATATAGTTTTTAACATGCTCTTTGTTTGTATTACGCCATTCTTTATAATATTCTCGTCTATCTTTAGGCATCATTAAACTCCTCTTTGTAGAGATCGACTAATTTAGTATGGGTATCAATTTTATTCTCAAGCATTTTATAAATACGTTTCTCTACAGGACTGCCTTGTAAATGAACTACAGTCATTTTATTTTTTTGACCTGCTCTGTCCATACGTGCACAACACTGTATGTATGTTTCAACTGACATAACAGGTGACCAAAACACAACTACGTTAGCTGCGTGGAGTGTTACACCATGCGATGCCGCTTGTGGTTGAATGACTAAAACTTGAGGGTCTTTAGACTCTTGAAAATTTTTAAATATTTCAGTGCGTTTATTCATTGTTACATCGCCATGAATAGTTTCACATGTTATCTTATCTTTTCTTAGTTCGGTCATAATTGTTTCTATGCTGTGTCTAAATGGGCAAAATACAATAACTTTGTGACTTGCTTCATCGATGATTTCTTTGAGGGCAGTCATGCGATTTGATACATCAAACTCTATAATGCCTTTAGTGTTTGAGTAGATTGAACCTGCACTTACTTGTAAAAGTTTAGTTAGCATAACCCCTGCATTGACAACAGTAACTTCTTCTCCTGAAGTTTCCATATACATATCTTTTTTCAACTGTTTGTAATACTTTTCTTGTTGAGGGGTCAGTGGGACTTCTCGAGTTGTGTATAGCACATCAGGTAGGTCTAAACACTCATCTTTAGTATATCGAATGGCAGGTTGTAATGTTTTAAACACTATATCCTGTGCATTAAATCTAGGCACCCAGGTGAACTGGCTGACTTTCTGCATAACCATATCCTTAAATGTTCCTGCATATTTTGGAACGGATGCGGGGTTCACAAGTCTAGCCAGTCCATATGCGTCAGCTGGTGATTGAGCAGCGGGTGTTCCTGTCATAAGCCATAACCATGTATTAGGTGTTACCACACGATTTAATGACTTCCAGCGACGTGTCGTGACAGTCTTGACATAGTTTGCCTCATCGACAACTACTAAATCAAAACCGCCAGATTTGATTTCTTTCTCTACAATTTCTATTCCATCGTAATTAATAATAACTACGTCTGTGTTTTCTGCAAACACTTTCTTTCTTTTCTCAGCGTTACCGTGAGCAATACCTACAGACCTATGCATAGCTGTTTTAAAAAAGTCTGCTTGCCATGCTGCTTGCATAATAGATAGAGGGCAAACGACTAACATTCTTTTTATTTTACCTTGTTTCATAAGGTAATCAGCTGCCCAAATAACAGCAGATGTTTTGCCTGTGCCTGCTTCAGATAAACAATAAGCACGTCTATGTGCTGATAAAAATTCAGCAGTAACTTTTTGATGATCAAAAGGTTTATGAATACCTGGAAAGTTATAGTCACGTGTTATGGGTGAAGGTGGATTTTTAACTTTCATGTCAGATAAAGTTATTACTTCATCTAATCCCCAATTAACTACAACTTGAGTGACCCCATTATCATAAGTTCTAACTACCTTACTTTTAGGTATCTTATCTAAAATTAATTCAGGTCTTTTAGTATTAACTATTAAAGCCCTGTCTTTGTATACTTCCAATGCAATCTCCTAAGGTAAAAATAGACGTGCCACCGAGAGAGGTAGTGACACGTCTACACACTGCAGTGTTAACACATAGTATGAAAGCGAATAAGGACTACTGTTAACTGACGTGGTTTTACCGCACTCACGCCTTGCGGGTCTGCTTATTTCTTTTTATTCTTTTTGTTTTCTCGAGCAACAATCTTTTTATTTGGTTTGTTGGACTTTACAGAATGATCACTATTTCTATCTACTGAATCATTTATATTAGCATCAACCACTCTTAAATTTTTTAAAGTATTGCTACCCCCTTTACTTAAAGGGACTATATGATCTACTGCTAATCCATCTCCCTTACGAACTTTACCAGCTTTCATCATCATTCGTCTAGCTTTATTTCGCTCGACTCGCATTTTTATTTGCTCTGGTTTAGCTTTGTATATGTTTTCTTTTTTATAATCTCTTGCCATTATTTTCCCCAATGTGAACACGATTGAACAGGGCAGAACTTCCTACATGCAAAGTTTGGGACTGCATTGAAAACCCCTGTCTGATGGGCAGTATCTATCCTATGCGTTATTTTACCCCATTCAGCAAACATTTCATCTACTTTGTCAACACTATAATCTTCCTTTAATATCTCTTTACTTACTAAAAATACCAATCCAGACTTGACTTTTTGCATATCGGGAAAATGTTTAAATATGGCTACACTAAATAAAGATAACTGTCTAGTATCTGCATACTGACTTGACTTGCCTGTTTTATAATCGATCAAGGTTGCTAGTTTAGTTTCGGGATTGACAACAAGTAAATCTATTACTCCACGCCACCATACATTCTGTGCAAAGAAATCGCAGGGTTCTAAATCTTTTGTCAAGCCTAATTTATATTCACAATATTTATCACCTGGAATGGATATTAATTTGTCAAGTGTAGGTTGGAACATATTAAACTTCTCAGGCAAGGGCGTTGCGTTCTTAACGTATAACTCACAAGCTTTGTGAACTTCGTTGCCATAAAGGAAATGCTCCGTATTCGGGTCTTGCTTAATATCTTTTGCTACATACAAATGATAGTATTGCTTAGGACATTTCTCGAATGTTGTTGCACTCGAATAAGACCACGTTTTTAACTCAGCCAATTGGAGTTCTCCTAGCAATCTCTTTTGCTATCTTTGATTTATGTTTACCTTCTGCAGCTTTATCTAATAACTCATATAGCTTTTTTAAA